ATCACATGGTGGTTCAGTATGCAGCATTCCTGGTTGGGGTTTACCCCTTCCGGGATTACATCCTTCTCGGTGATGATATCGTTATTACTAACGACGCCGTCGCAGAGAAGTATGTTGAGCTGATGACTGAACTAGGTGTTGGAATCTCTCCCATGAAATCTCATACGTCGGAAACGACTTATGAATTTGCTAAGAGATGGTTCCACCATGGAGTCGAAGTGACTGGGTTCCCGTTGAACTCGGTTCTTACAACCATTACAAAGCCTTTAGAGCTTTATACTGCTGTTCGAACTTGGGTTCTTCGGGGCTCAACTCCCGTAGGCTTCATGGATTCGGTGGAATGTGTACTTCAGTTGTACAAAGCACTCGGTTATTCACAACGTAAGTTGCGAACGATCGGGAACCTGCTTTGGTCCTTCCGTTTTACTCTTCGTAACCTTTCATCATTTAATCATGATGAGGTGCGTTCATTCTTTGCATCTGCAACGATCGAACACGAAGGGTATGTGATTCCGGCTTCTGAGTCAATGCTTGAAAGTGAATTTTCAAGGGTTTCTTCAGCCGTGGTCGACGGAACGATCATAGGTCTGACTCGTAAGTTACGACTCTATCAAGAAGATCTTGATAAGATCGTAGCCTCTACGCTTCTTCCCTGTGATCGGCCATCCGACATTGATACCACTACCATCCCGTTGCGCGACGCTCTTCTCAACAGCGTCGAACAACTGGTTGAAATTGGTAACAATGTTTCCGTTTGGGGAGATTTACTCCCGTTGCTTGAAGCAGCAACGGTTGTTGATCTCGACCAATTAGGAAAAGGTAGACGACGGTCAGTAACTTTACTGTACCGTATGTCCACTTTCGGACGAGGGCTCTATAACCAACTGAAGTTTGAGCCGGATTTTATTCCAAATGTTACCCAAAACTTCCGTGTCAAGAAGGCTATGCTAGACCTGAAAAGATCTATGCAAAAGTCTACTCGACGTGGACATGTTTGGGAGACATTGGATGCCATTAAGGGTGTGATCTATTAGATAGAGATCCACACCAGTAATGCGGCTCGGGCTACCCCTCTGGGGTAGTTCCGCGCATCTTGAACCTCTCCTGATGGAGCGATCCAGATGGG